AAGCTCTTCTTGAGCAAGTCTAACTTCTGATCGCTCTAGTTTAACATCTATTCATAATCTATTAAATTCTCTTTGCCTATCTAGTATATCTTGTTCTAATTTTGTGTACGACTTGTTTAGGTCTATTAAGGCATTTTGTCTCAATTTAATTGCATCTGATAAGTCCTCATAACTCTTTTCTTGTTCTTGTAGAACAGTAAGTCTATTAGTGAGGATTCTTATCTCATTATTCAGTCAATTTCTTTGAGTTAAAGACATATTAAGCTATTCATATTATTCAATTAATAGTACAACTAGATCAAGTAGCAGTTCAAGTTCATTTAACACTAGCTCTTACATATTGAGCCTTAAATGGATTTGCTATCTCATACTGACCAGTAGTTGTAAATGTATATTCTCATAGACTAGCAGTAGCTGTACCACCATCTATAGCTAAGAAAGTTTGTTGATAAAAATCTATACCATTATCAGAGTATTCTAATTTTAACTCCATAGAAGTTAAAGATCATATAGTTAGATCTATAAATAAAACACTTTGATTAAGTTCTTGTATTCTATTATTGTCATCAACTCATAAAACATCTGCTGCTACATAACTTGCTGTTAGTATAGCTGCCGATCTTATTTCTCTAGCTGTATATTGTAAATTACTCATAGTGTTATAATTAAATTTTTAAAAATCTTCTACCCAACGGATAGCTGCTGTAGCATCTGTTGTTGTTGATGTTGCTCTTACTGCTAAAGTTAGGATTTCACCAGGAAGGAGGATAATATCAGTAGTAGCAGTTCCAGACTCACTAGCTGTTCCAGTTGAACCTAGTGTTCAAAAATCAATTACTTGACCTCCTGTTATTGTTGTTCCAGCTGTATCATAATCAATAACAGAGGTATTAGTTGAAATATCTGTATATGATGGTGTTCCTCCAAGAGTAGTATTTTTTATAAGTTGATATTCTGCTGGTTTGTTACCATCTACAGAAAGACTATATTTCAATAAATTGACTGGTGTCCTGTTAGTAATTGTTTGATATGTAGACTTGTTACGGATTGTAATTATATTTGTAAGTGTAGTTGTTATACCTGTTTTAGAATTACCAATGGCATTAGTTGGTCATAGATATTCAATCTTACCTTCAATCTCTCAAACACAAGAAGCACCTTTTAATGTAATGTTTGTGTTATTAGTTGTGTTCTCTACACTCCATAAAATAGGAAATGATGGATTTGTTAGTGATGGAACTGTGTTAGCATTTGCATATCTAACTTGATGTACTGGTACAAATCTTCCTGTATTAGCATCTTCTATAGCAAACTCAATCATACCAAATCCTAACCATTGAAAATTAATTTGGTATACATTACCTTTTGTTGGGTCTAGGTTTTGTCCTGTTGGATTAGATGAACCACCAGTTCAATCCATTTTATCTCCGTTCCAGTCTGCTTGTGCTACCCAAGTATCAACACTATCATTACGGGTCATTATTCAAAATGATGTTCCATTAAAACCAAAGAATAATCCATCTTGTTCATCTCAACAACCAAATAGTTGTTCTGAATTAGCTACCCCTGTTGTATACAAAGCTGTTCCTCTAATATGACAACCTTGTCCTGGTCTATACTTTAAGTATCTTTTTGTTTCAATCATAGCACTAGAGCTTGTAGCTGCTGTTGTTTGTAGTACTGCCATAGAATCAGCTTGAGTTACAGTACCACTTCCTGTAACAGTACTATCAACCATATCTGCATTTATATTGTAGATAAAATCAACCTGAACTACTGGAGTAGGTTCTACTGCTTCAAGTTCACCAAAAGCACCTCTTGGCAAACTAACATCAAGTGCATTACTTACTGGCTCAATAGATACATTTTGATAAGCACCACCTGAAGTTTTACCAACAAGAATACTTCTTGAAAGGTTAGTGGTCATAGCTGAAGATATAAAGGCATCAGCCCCTAAAATTTGTGCAGATAAAGCACCTATTAAAAATTTAGTATCAAAATAAAAATCAGCTTGTCCTGCTTCATCAGCTGTAAATCTGTATCTTACATAAGGAGTAAAAGCTGGAGCTGAAAACATTTGAAAACCAGAACCACCTGTATATGGTATTGTTAGTGTTCTTAAAATATCTGTTCCACCAGAATCTTGACAAAAGTCTATAACTATTGTTCCATCAATATCAGATAAAATATGAGTTTGAACTTGTGTATAACCAACAAGACTTAAAACAGTGCTGTCATAAGTTTGACCATTAGTTAAAACAGAAGTGGTACTAAATCCAAGCACACTTGTAAGTGCAGTAATAATATCATCTTGCTTTTCTTCCGTAGCAGGATTAATTCATATCTCAGATGATTGTCTATCTCTAAAGCTCATATTAATTGTTTAGTAATAATTCATTTTCTATTATTAGTGCTTCTACTTGTTTATTCTTTCTAACTTGTTCAGCTCATATCTTAGCTAATTCTAGGTTTTTATCTTTAAGTATTTGCTCTTTCTTGGTAAAAGCTTCTATTCTATTTTCTATTTCTACTACTTCCATAATCTTATTATGTAGTATTTCTTCTTGTTCAGCAGTTTGTTCTTTAGCTTGTTCTCTTAGTTTTTCTTGTTTTTCTATTTGTAATTTCTTCTCTTCTAGTTCTTTCTCTGCATTATGTACAGCAGATTCTATCTTATTCTTTTCTCATTCTGCACTTCTTAATAATTCTTGAATTTCTTCTGATCATTTAATCTTTGCTTCTATTAGTTCTTTTTCTTCTTTATTCTTTGCTAATAGTATAGTTTTTCTCTCAGCCTTTAATGCTTCTATACTATTTGTTTTTGATTCTATTGTTTTATCTAATTTAATTATTTCTTTTTCTCGTGTTATTAGATTTTCTTCTCATTCTCTAAAAGCAGTCTTTAATGATAGTATTTTCATTTCAGATTGTCTTATTTTTTGTTCTACTTCTATTAATTCTAATCTTGACGTCTTTATATTTGCATCAATCTCTAGTAAAACTTCTTTAGAATCATCAATATCTTTAGTTAGATCTTTGTGTTCAGATTCTTGTTTTTGAAGTGTCTCTAGTCTACTTGTAAGTATACCTATTTCACTTCTTAACTCTTCTTTATATGTTTTATTCATAGTCTAAGATAATCAAGTATTAGCTGTAATTTTAAGCGAAGAACTTGTCGTAGTTCACGTTCATTTAACTTTAATTTTCATATATCTATCCTTTATTGGAAAAGATACTCTGTAATTTCAAGTGCTAGTAAAAGTATATTCAAATAATGTAAATCTTCAAATACTTCAAAATAATTCCATAGATGTTTCTTGATAATAATTTACATTATCACTAGAGAATTCTACGATCATATCTAAAGAGTCTAAACTTCATATAACAAAGTCCATTAATAAGACTACTTGATTCTTATCTGCTAAATCTAGATTATCATTAAAACCTCTTATGCTAGTTTCAACGTAAGAGTTAGTTAGTATTGCCGTGTCTCTTATTACAAGAGTTTCGTAATCTTGGTTTGCCATATAAATAAGTTATTAATAAACTTAAGAAGACCATATACCGAAGTATATAGCCTTATAAGTCAATTAGAAAGTAGAAGATTTAATCTCTACATTAACTAATTGTTTTGCACCGTCTGCAAAAGTTTTAACACCGTAAAGTACACCGTTAAGTATATTTACACCAAGTTTATCTGGAACTTGTTTGATTTGAGGTTTAGCATCACTTTGCATAACAAGAGTAATTGCACCTTTTCTACCAAATAAGTTATGTTGTTTTTCAAGAGCAGCTGTCCAAGTATCAGTACCGTCAGTTAAAGTTTCAGAAACTTCTAGAGTACCAGCACCTTTAGCAACTACAGTTAGAGTATCTCCACTTGGAGAGTCAGTAGCAGTAATTGTATTTGTGAATAGTCTAGCATCTTCCGTAGAAAGAGCTATACCTGTAGCTGTAGTAGTAGAAGGATCATTGATTAATGTTTCAAGATTAACTCTTGTAGCATCAACGTTAGCACCAATATCAACTGAACCAGCTCCAGATGGAGTAGCGTTAAATGTGAAAGTAACACCTTCAATAGTTACAGTATCTCATTCAGTAACTTGAGTAGCCATAGATAATACAGCAGAACCAGCAGTTTGATTAGATCTGTATAAGTAGAACCCGTAGAAATCCATAATCGCACCGTTTTTGTTGTAACCATCTCACATAGTTGTATCTCTACCAGCACCGTATTGGATTAAAATATCTTCAAATTCTGGAGATATAACACCAAATAAGTCAGTAATAGGTATGTTTTGTTTAGCTAGTTTTTTCTTAGCAGCAGAAACAACTTTTAATACATTAGATGTAGCTAAAGCAATCCCATTACCAGGAGTACCACCAATAGTACCATCATCTACTGTAGAAGTAGCGTTACCGTATTCTCCAAGTACATCAGCATCTACTTGATTAGATAAGTAAACACCATCATCTCTACCGTATTTAGCAGCTTCATCGTATCTAGATTGTATTTTATCAAAGTTATCTTCGTAAAACCCAGTTGCGAATTGGCTATTAATTGATAATTGTTCATTAGTAGCAGTTTTATCATCAATAGTAATTGCAGTTCATCTTGTGTAAGTTTGAACGTTGTTACTTGATCTGTAAGGTCTGTTTAATGTGTCTCCGTAAGACATATCAGCTCTAAAAGAAGTATCAGCAACTTTTAGGGCAACGTTTTCTTTATAGAAAACTTCTTGCTGTTCTTTAGCCCAGATTTCTGGAAAGTCAGCAGAAAAATTATTTGCCATTGTTATTAATGGTTAGGAAATTAAATAGTTTCCCATAGCTTTCTTAATTACTAAAAGATCAAGTATTTTTTCAAAGTCATTTTTCTTGTTTCCACTTTGTGTACTCCTCAGATGACATTTCTCAAATAGACTTTTTCTTTTGGTCTATGTTTGGCGTTCACTTAACATCTCATTGAGATCTAGCTTTTGCCAGTTTATCCTTAGCTCAGAATCCGTAATTTTGGATTATATCCTCATACGCCATATTATCATCTGCTCCGATTCGTCTGATAGCAGCTTCAAATTGTCTAAGATCTGGATTTCAAGCGATAATCTCTTTAAGGTTAGACTCTCTTGCCATATTGGCAGCTTGAGCTTCTAAATCTGCTTTAGTTATAAATTCCATTTCTTTCATCATATCATATGCAGCTTTATCCTCTTCTGACATTTCACTCTTTTTTTTGAATTCCGATAGCTCTTGTCTTGACTTAGTATATTCAGCTTGTAACTTTTTGTATTCAGCCTTAGATATAGTCTCCTCTGGAGTGTTACCGTTTTCAAGTGTTTGTGATTGCGTGTTAGCTTCATCACCTTTAACCTCTTGTGGTTGTTCTGTAGTAGAGTGGTTAGTACCTTGTTCTGTAGAATCCATAAGTATATGGTTATATGTTAAAACGAAGCTTAATAGCTTCTCACTACCAGTGCTATGGAACTGGCAGTGAGCAACCATCAAGGTTACTTCATTTTAGTAGCGTCTTTAGCTTGTTGTTCTATATATGGAGCTTTCTCAATATTCTCAAGAAAGTTTATAAAATCATCTGCTATTCTACGCTTCATTTGGACTATGTTAAGGAACTCTGGTTTAACGCTCTGTAATTCTATATCAGCAGAATCTTTTACTCTATCCCAGTAATCTTTTATAGTTTTATATCATTCCAGATCTTTTATTCAGTGTATTCACTTTAATTGTTTTCTGTATATTTTATCTGCTAGATCTTCTGTGATTTGTATATCTCACATTTGATCTTCATAATCTTTTATACTCATAGCCTATAATTAATTATTAAATTCAAGTGGTTATACCACCTTTTGCAACTTCTTGAGTAAGAGCTGCAGCTTCTGTTTCTTGTCATTCTCATTCTGGTCATTCTATCATTTCTGGATTTTCTGCTTGTGCTATCATTTGTTCTTGCTCTACTTTTTCTGGAGTTTTAATAAATTTATTAATATCTCTCTTTTCAAACGTTCAAATAATATCTTTCATTGCTTCTGTAAAATCAACTGGAACTCACATACTAGCTCATTGCGATAACATATTAAAGAAAGCAATACTATCTTCTCTTCTAGACTCTATATCATCAAAACTAGATGAGTTTACTTCTACTTTAATTTCATATCTATTAAAAGCATCTCTTAATAGTTCTTTATTAACTTCCCAGAATTTACTTGTCCCTTGTTTTTTAATTACTATATTATCTTCCATATTTTCATAAGTAGATTCAAGTAATTTATATGCAAGTCTTTCAAGTCATTCTTCAAAGTGCTTTCTAAGCTCATCTATAACTGTATTTGATTCAAAGAATTTAACTCTAATTCAAGTAGCTGTATTAGTTAAAGCTTGATTTGATTTATTAGCTGACGTATCAACTGTAAATGTTTGAGATTGTATTTGTCTTTCAATATCATTTTGTTCTGCAAAGTAACCAGAGTTAATATCTCTATTTCAAATCTCTATTAGATTAGCTTGTGCAGTTTGAGCATCTTTAGTAGTTGCTATGATGTTATTAGGTCTAGATACTAGATCTGCTGGATTTACTCAAGAGTTAGGACTCCATATCCAAGATCTATTTAATGATTGATTAATATATTCACTAGCTGAGTTCTTTTTGAAGTTTAACTCTTCTTGTAAAGATAAGATTGGCTCTACTAATCATACAGCATTTGCAGTTTCAGTATCGTCAAAAGCTTTAATATCTTCAAAAGGCATACAAGTAATCTCTTCAAAGTCTATCATTATAGTATCATTTACTGTTACTATTCTGTATAGTCTTTCTTCTTTTCCTTCTAAAGCATATTTACCATAGAAAGTTCTAAGAGTTAAAGCATCTTTATCTACTCAAGTAGACTTTTGATCAACTGCTGGTATTCCAGTAATTGCAAATATTCTTGCCTTAGATCCATCAGAATCTTGAGCAAAATCTTGTGAAGTTGGTAGATTTTCTATTTTATCTAAGTTGAAGTATTTGTCTTTTTTTCTTTTTAAGTCAGCAAATCTAACATTATTAGTGATTTCTATTAATGCTGGTGCGTCTTCTAATAAAACATATCTAGGATCAGTATATATATCAGTCCAAGATTTAGCTTCAATAGTAGGATATTCTCAAATTACTTTTTCTTCTATTTCTCCACCTTCTGCTCTAACTCTAGCAGTTTCGTATTTATATTTAACTTTAGCGTGTGATTTACCGTAGATGATCATATTTTTAGCCCATAATCTGATAGGCTCTTTAAGATTGTATCTATCAAAGATGTAAGTTAAGTAATCTTGTACTCATTCTGCCATCTCTTCCATTTTCTTCATTCTAACTTGTCTATCTTCTCAAGTTAGACCTTTATCATCAGTAGAAAATTCATCGGCTCTTAAATTAACAATCCATCTAGGATTCTTAGCTATTACTCTTGGTAGGATTTTATTAACTATTTCGTGGGCTTTATTTATTTTAAAAGTAGATGACCAGTCAGCTAGTTTCTCTTGTTTGAAAGATCTATATTCTTTATAAATATTATATAGCTCCTCTCTTCTTGATTCATTTAATAGTTCGTAGCTATTAAAGGTTTCTTGTATATACATTATACAAGCATTTTGTTGAGATTTACTGATTTTATTTTTTGCCATAGTGGTTATTTATTTTCTAAAATCCATAGCTTTCTTAAAATAGGTCTTTCTTTTCTTATATTCTATTCTTTTTTGCTAGTTTGTACAATTTAATTATACAGTTTATATAGATGGTCTACCATTAATATCGTACTTTATCTTTGGTATTTCAAATTTATTAGTTGTATTTGGTTGTAGAGTATACATATCATAGAGCATCTGAGTAGCATCTATTACGTCATCGTGTTTCCCTCTAGGGAACTCTAATAGTTGTTTTTCTAGCTTATCCATTCATACTTTTTGATAGATCATACCGTTTCTATATAAAGGTAGTAATCTTCTTATTTTACTTTCTTTATCTCCAGTTTGTCTTATATCTTCAACTGGACAATATATTCATTTCTTTTCTAACTCAGCTCTTAATCAGAATCAAATAGTTACTTGTGCTTGGAAAGCTTCAATACCTATCTTCTCTGGATTCCATTTTTTAATATGATAAACCATTTTGTCAATAAGCTCTCATACATCAAACTTGCCATCAGTGATTTCTAAGAGATACATTTTATCTCATATAAACGCTCCAGTTACTATAGCTGAGTCATCTGCACTGTCTTTTTTACTAAAAGCTGGATCAACTGTAGTAAATACTCTTCATCCTCAAGGATAATCATCATATCTAAACCACT